TTCCTAATAATATCGGTCTGTTCTTGGGTCATACCAAAAATACCAAGTTTTTCTTCTTTACATCTTTTACCACTTATTCTACCACCATTTCTCAAAATTGTAAGTGAAATTTTTCCACCACAGTGTTCGTTTAAGCACCACGTATCATTATTGTAAAATGGTTTGATTATTCGTTTTTCCACTTCTTGCGATTCTATCCAACCTTTATCACTAAACTCAAATAATTCTAATATTTGTTTCTTTGGAGTATAAAGTTCCCAACACCATTTGTGTGTTACAGGAGAACCCATATAATATTCATTAAACTTTTTTTCCTTATGGACCCCATAATAGTAATATGGAACTTCCTCAAAGGTAATTTTGTATGTGTATATTCTTAGACTTTGTGAAGTCATAGTTCTTCTCTGTGATGGTTCGCAATAGTATTTATACAAGAAAAGGTGCCCGAAGACACCATTTCTACCTGATAGATGCGAACCACACAGGTATCATTATTTATTACCCAATTTTACACCTATATCTTTATTAGTAATATAATCGTATAAAAGTTTAGCAAAAATTCTATGAGGTTTTTCTCTAGTTTCAATTGCAGAACTAGTAGAAACACTCCACATAATATCTAATTGTAGTTTGTCTGGAAATTCCATATTAGTATCAAATTTGAATTTCAAAGTTAGGGTCAAAATCAAGATTTAGTCCAGAAGTATTATGACCAAAATATCCTCTTGGATTACAAATCACTTCACACTCACCAATTTTGTAACGAAATGAACTGTGTGTATGTCCGTGTGAGAAGTATTTGATTTGTGGATTATCCAAAATCAAATCATCAAGGTCGCTCGCATAAGCACCATTCGCAATACCAGAATTTCGGTATTTTGGACTCACAGATTGATATGAGGGTGCATGATGAGTAAGCACCCAGACTTTCTGGTTCTTAAACATCGGTAGAGTATCTAAAAGAAACTGTTTGGATTTCTTATGAAACTTAAGAGTATCATCAGGGTTCAGTTTGCGATAGTTGGAACCAATACGAATGGTCTTATAATCATTTAGATATCTGGATGCCTCCATCATCTCCAGAGCATTCTCATTACGAAAATCAGTCCATAAAGTTGCTCCAAGGAATACCCAATCCTTAATTTTTACATAATCATTCTCAAGGATATGAATACCAGTTGGTAGATGCTCTTTGAGAACATCCCAAGTTCCTTCATAGTTGTATCCATATGCTTCATGATTTCCTGCAAGATACAGAACTTCATCAAAGTTATCAACACACTTCTTTAGAAAGTCATCATAAACTTTTTTGAGAGGTCCATTCTTCTTAAAGTGACGAGCACACAAAATATCACCCCCCAATATTAATACTTCCCCCGAACCCAAGTCAGGAACTCCGTGTCCGTATTCGCACGTCTCTAAATGTAAATCACTGCAAACTCGTACTCTCATAAGACCTCCCAGTCTGAGTCTATTTTCGTACCGAAACGATTGGCACCATCACGAGTTGATACCCAAAAGAAGTATTTTCGGTTTTCTGATGCGAGAAACAATTCCCCACCACTGTCCTGCTCTACAACACACACCGGATTGTTATCCATCAGATTAGCAAATCTGTTTTTTGCCTTACTAGATTTGGGTTTTACTGTAACTGTGCGAATCATTTATCAAAAGAAGCAGTTGTGCGGTTAGACATTGGTTCAGTTACCTTCAGAGATTTGATTAAGAACGTTACGAGCAAATGTCATAAAAGCATAAGGAGAGACACCATTATGCTCATAGAAATCAAGCATATCACATTGATTATAAGTATTCACAATCACCAGGCAAGCATCATAAAGTGCTGCCTGGTGCTCCTCTTTGGATTGAAAAGAAATGGCGTTGTGAGTAGGAAGCACTGGTAGTTTTCTGAATTACCTTGTTATTATAGCGTATTCTCAGGAGTTTTGGAGTATTGTTGTGCCAGTTTGAGAAGTGTCCTCAAGTTTCTGGATAAACTCATACGCATCTACTAACTTATGTATTTCTATTGGTGTATTAGGATTATGAGCAACTCCACGACGAACATAATCATTCTCATCAGTAGCAAGAACCTTGAGGGTTTCTACTGGAGTATTAGGATTATGAGCAACTCCCCAACGAACACCACTATCCTTATCAGTAGCAAGAATCTTTAGGGTTTCTACTGGAGTATTAGGATTATGAGCAACTCTCCAAATAACACCACCATTCTTATCAGTAGCAAGAACCTTGAGGGTTTCTACTGGAGTATTAGGATTTTTAGCAACTTCCCAACGAACCCAATAATCCTCATCAGTAGCAAGAACCTTAAGGATTTCTACTGGAGTATTAGGATGTCTAGAAACTCCACGACGAACACTACAATACTCATCAGTAGCAAGATCCTTGAGGGTTTCTACTGAAGTATTAGGATTTTCAGCAACTTCAAGATTGTCCATTTTGAGTTTGATTGATTATAAGGTTATTATAGCGTATTTTTAGGAGTTCTGGAGTGTCTTTATGCCAGTTTGGGAAGTGTCTTCAAAATAATCCTAAAAATCCATAATAATACCTTTACTATCCAAAGTTGTAGTGTAGTTCAGAGTGATACTCAAGAAAGCATTGCTGGTCTTTGAGTTTCACCAATGATGCTGGTAGTTGATTAGCATATCTATTGAAGAATGCCTCCCGACTATGAAATCTCAATCCGTGCAAGTACCAAGTACCAAAAAGTTTATGAAACCCTCTTACGGCACGATATTGTTTTGTGTTTATTGGTTTGTAGATGTCAGGGTAGCGCAGTGTACGGTCAAAATCCCCAGCATCGCCACCTCTAGGATTTGCTTGTGTCATCTGTAGGCAAAGAGTTTGCCCTTCACCAGTCCCATAATACTCTGCTTCTAGAAACATCCAACTCTCATTCTTTGGCATCTCACCGTATGTTTTTTCATATTCTTTCATACACCGATCAGCAACATCTTGAAAGTTTTTCTTTTGTAATACCTCTAACTTTTCTTGTAACTCTTCTTTTGATGGTTCCGTCATTTTTTTTCTCTCATCATATAGGTATAATAAGGGTCTCTGCCAGATAAGTTCCAGGGGTCTCTATCATCAAGAGAATCTGGATCATAAGTATCATACCATCCTTTATTGAGTTCATAAAAGAATGCACAACGATCTATATTATCTTGTAAATCAAAACGAAAATAGATTGCATTATAAATTGCACCAAAACCATCAAGAAATGTTTGTAGTTTAGTCATTGTTGCATTAGCAGAATCAAGAGGGTTTTTGATTGATTACGAAGTAATTATAGCACGGTTTAGGGTACTGTGCTGATTGACTGTGCCAGAAGCACAAGTGTCACACGGTATCAGAATTCTCAAGCAATTCTGGGTAGTAATCTGTAACTTCTGTGAGAAGTTCTTCGTCAGTATAATCAGTAAGATTTTCTACCATAGTATCATAAATAAAACGTTCCATAGTTTTGTAATCCATACCCTCAATCATTTGCTGGACGTAATCTTCAACAAGTTGGTCACGGTCAATGTTTTTCATTTTTTCAAATTCAAGGATTTCAGAATAAAGGTCAGACATTTCAAATAGCTTCAGCAAGTTTCTTTTGCTTTCTCAAGTCAGTAATCATCATTTGAAGTTCAGCAATATCTTCATACAGAACCTCTGCTTCATCAGAAAGATTGTAATAATGATACTCAGACCTTGCTTTCTTCATTTGCTTGAGAAGTTTCTCATACTTCTTCTTTGATTCTTTTAGGTCTTGTTCGTATTCTTGAATTGATTTAGTAAAATTCATGGATTTACAGATTACTCTTTGAGTATATCAAAAAAATATATTGGTGTCAATATTTATTTGCGAAGAGGTGAATTGTAATACCTCCGAAAAGCAGTATAAAGAATTACAAAACTGGAAACAATACCAACTGCTCCCAGATATGTAACACCATCACCAGAGAAAGAATAGAAATCAGGCATCATTTTTGTACGAGTTTGATTGCATCAGTAATAGAAGTAGTCAGATATTTACAAACACCATCTTTGCTAACAATCGCATAAACAGTTTGTTTTGTTTGAATGTCGCAAGTGAACCGAATGGTCATCTGTTTTTGTGTCTTACTCTGTAAGTATAGCACGTTC